GATTTTATAAATATATATTAATTCAAATTACATATTAAAGATTTTATAAATATATATTAATTCAAATTACATATTAAAGATTTTATAAATATATATTAATTCAAATTACATATTAAAGATTTTATAAATGCATATTAATTCAAATTATATATTAAAGAATTTTATAAAAATCGAACAAAAAAGTCCAAAAAATGTCAAAAAATATATTTTAAAAATATATTTATTTGTTATTTTAATAGTATAATTTTTACAGTATTTAATGTTAAAAATATATTTTTCTATATATTTTTAACAATGATTTCGTCCAAGCCGCGTTCTATACACTCTTTTTACAATCCTCTTTTGTTTAATTATATTTTATTTATAATTATCTACATTACTTTTTATATTATTTAATATTATATTCTTATTATATTGTATTACTTTAACTTTTTATTTATATATTACTTATTTTATATCTTCTTTAAAAATATCTACATTATTTTTTCCTTTTTAATTTATTTTTACTTTATCATATAGTATTTTTATTAATTATACTAATATTTTTATTCCTCTTTGTTTAGTATTTTTATTCACATTAAATATTGTATATATATTATTTACATTATTTTTTAACCATTATTATATCGTAATTCTTTTATTTAAATATTTCTTATATATCCTCTTAGAGGGGGCGGAAAAATATTTTTTGTGTTTTTATTTTAAATTTAAAAAAAAATTTTAAAAAAAAAAATAAAAAAATTTTAAAAAAAAAATAAATCAAAATAAAAACAGCAAAAATTTTTTTCCGCCCCCTCTTCTTTAAAAAATATTTACATTACTATTTTTATTAAATTTATTTTATACATTATTTACTCACTCTTATTATTTTTTTATTTTTTATTTTTGTATTTTTATTTACTCTTTTTAAAATATTTTTATTCACATGTACTTCAATTTTATTTTATATATTTTACCACTTATTTTGTATTATTATTACTTTTTTATTATTTATTATCGTATAACATTATACTCAATATTAAAGAGTATAATTATTCACATTCATTTTAATTTTATTTTATATATTTTACATTTAATTATCCCTAAAATAATATTTTTTAAAATATTTTTATATTTTTTTTATCCTCAAAAATATTTAAAGTTATAATCAATTTATATATTTTATAAATATGGAATATAAAAAAGTAAACTATACCTGTTTAAGATGTAAAAAAAATTTTGATAATAATAGAAATAATCTTTTTAAACATTTTCATAGAAAAAAACCTTGTGATACTATTCATTTCTTTTTTACTTATGAATTTTTATTAAATAAATTAGAAAAAAATCAATATATTACATTTTTCGATTCTATTATTCATAAATCTCAATGTAAATTTTGCCTTAAAATTATTTCTAAAAAAAATTTATTAAGACATATCTCCAACTGTCCTTCTAATCCTGATAATATACAACCTATTCAACAATCTGACCAACAACCTAACCAACAAATTATTAACAACACTAACAACACTAACAATACTAACAACACTAACACCAACTGTAACAATAACACTAATACTAACAATTCCCATAACACTCTTAATAATACACAAAATATTACTATCAATATTAATCCTTTCGGTCAAGAAGATACTTCCAAAATTGATTACACCAAATTAAAATTTTTTGTTAAAGAAGAATTTCAAAAATTATCATTACATAATTTATATAATAATCAATATCATAATTTAATTACCATCTTTGATGAACTTTACAAAATACCTCAAAATATTAATTTTAAGCTTATCAATCAAAAAGAAGGTAAATATAATATCAAAACTGAGTCTAATGAAAATAAAATTGTTTTCTGTAATCAACTCTTTCATGACATTCACTTTAATATTATTCACATTTATGAAGAGGTTATCAACGATAATAAAGATAAACTTTTTCATTATCTTCATAACCTTCGCAAACAACAAAGAGCTTTACAATTATATCATAAAAATTTTCACAAAACTGAATTTATGAAAACACATTTCAAATATTACAATAAAATTTATAAACTTTTCAAAATTCATTTCAAAACTTTGTCTATCAATTTGAAAAAAAATAATATTCACTTTGATTTTCACTTATAAATTTGTCACCTTACTCTACATACCACCATGGTTGAGATACCATCCCACGTGCTCTATCAAACATACCACTCATTATTGTGTCTTCTCTCACATTCCACCCTTCTATTGAAGGTTGGTTGAATGCATATGTATCATAGAACATACCCTTCATGGTGGTGACACTGCTCACGTCCCAATCTCCGATCGGTTGGTTGAATGCAGTACTTCCAAACATCCATGCCATGTTGGTGACGCTACTTACATCCCAATCATTTAATGGTTGATTAAAAGTTTTACACTCATCAAACATTTCACACATATTAGTAACATTACTTACATTCCAATTATTTAATGGTTGATTAAAATTTTTACACTCGCCAAACATTGCCACCATGGTAGTAACATTACCTACATTCCAATCATTTAATGGTTGATTAAATTTATAACAATCTGAAAACATCATATCCATATTTGTAACATTACTTACATTCCAATTATTTAATGGTTGATTAAATTTATGACAATTTGAAAACATATATTCCATAGTAGTAACATTACTTACATTCCAATCATTTAATGATTGATTAAAATTTTCACAATAATGAAACATATTTTTCATAGATTTAACATTACCTACATCCCAATTATTCAATGGTTGATTGAATTTTTTACATCCATAAAACATACCTTTCATATTTGTAACATTACTTACATCCCAATCATTTAATGGTTGATTGAATTTTTTACATCCATAAAACATACCTTTCATATTTGTAACATTACTTACATCCCAATCATTTAATGGTTGATTAAAATGTATACAAAGATGAAACATACCTTCCATAGTTGTAACATTACTTACATTCCATTTTGATATATCTGCATTAAAATCTTTTTTTTTATTAAATAAATATGACATATCATTAATTAAGCTTGTGTCCCAAGTACAAATCACACCATATTTTTCAATTGCTTCATCTTTATTTTCAAACCATAAATTAATTGCTTCATCTAACTCTTCACTTGAAGTTGGTCTAAAAAATAAATATTCTTCTATAATATCTCCTAATGTTTTTGGCAATATATGGGTACTTTTTTGAATAAATTCCATATTATTTTTTTTGTATTAACATGAATGTGTTAACTATATTACTTATTATAAAATATATTTTTTACATATAATCAATTTTTTATTATCTAATGATACCAATATGGTATATTATTTAATTTTTTACATCCATCGAACATATTATCCATAATTTCAACATTACTTACAACCCAATTAGTTAATGGTTGATTGAAATTTTCACAATCATAAAACATATTTGACATATTATTAACGTGAGATACATCCCAACTATTTAATGGTTGATTAAATTTATGACATTGATAAAACATACATGCCATAGTTCTAACATTACTTACATCCCAATTATTTAATAGTTGATTAAATAGTTGACAACCTGTAAATAATCCATCCATAACTTTAATATTACTTACATCCCAATTATTTAATGGTTGATTGAAATTATTACAATATTTAAACATAAATGACATATCAGTAACATTACTTACATTCCAATTATTTAATTGTTGATTGAAATCACGACATACATTAAATATATGTGACATATTAGTAACATTACTCACATCCCAATTATTTAATGGTTGATTGAAATTTTTACATTTATTAAACATAAATGACATATCAGTAACATTACTTACATTCCAATTATTTAATGATTGATTGAAAATTTTACATTCATTAAACATACTTTCCATATTTGTAACATTACTTACATCCCAATTTGATATATCATCATTGAAATCAAAACATAAAGAAAATAATCTTGACATATCTATAATTAAACTTGTATCCCACGTTCCTATTATTCCATATTTTTTTATTGCTTCATTTTTATCTCGATACCATAATTTTATTGCATTATCCAACTCTTCACGTGAAGTTGGCTTAAAAATTACATAAGATTCTATAATACTAATCAGTGATTCAGGTAGTTTATGAATTCTTTCAATAATATCCATTTTTCACTATTTTATATAAAACATTGTAACGCTAATAATTTTTTTTATTACTTTTATAATATATTTTATATAATATAATCAAATTTTTATATATAATACAAACCTTTCACTAAAAATACTTTTATCATTATATGTTATAATGGGTAATTATTTACTTGACCAATTTACTTATCTCCATTTTGCAGTCGGTATTATTGCATATTTCTGGAATATATCATTACTTAAATGGTTTATTTTACATTCCATTTTCGAATTTTTAGAAAATACTCCTTACGGTATTAAATTTATCAACAAATATATCACATTTTGGCCTGGTTGTAAACCTAAATCTGATTCTATTATCAATACATTTGGTGATACTTTAGGAGCTATTATTGGGTGGTTATCTGCCTATTATTTAGATAAATTAGGTAATAAATATGGTTGGTATAATTTACATATTAGATAATTTATGGTAAAAAAATATCTCTACTTCTACCAAACATATTGTCTGAATAAATTAAATTATCTGTTATCCAACAATCTATATCTTGATTAAATTGTAAGCAATCCTTAAACATTGACTGCATATTTACCACTCTTTCCACATTCCAATTATTTAATGGTTTATTGAAATTACTACAACCGTAAAACATATATCTCATATTAGTTACATTACTCACATCCCAATTATTTAATGAATAATTAAATTCCCTACAATGTAAAAACATCATATTCATATCCTCAACATTAGACACATCCCATTTACTTAAATCTTGATTGAATCTTTTGCATCTATAAAATATTCCAATCATTGACTTTACATTACTTACATCCCAATTACTTAAATCCTGATTAAATTTACCACAATATTGAAACATGTAGTCCATTTTCTTAACGTTAGATACATTCCAAGTTGTTATATTATCATTAAAATTATGTAAATCTTTAAACAATTCTGACATATCATCTATTAATGACACATTCCATATACTAATGTCACCATATTTTTCTAACGCTAAGTTTTTATTACTGTTCCAAAATAATATACTTTCTCTTAACTCTTTATTTGTTTTTGGTTTATATATAACATAACTTTTTATTTCGTCTATGATATCTATACCAAAATAATCACCTAAAATCATTATAGAGTTATATTTACAAATATTTATATATATGTAAATACTTAAATCAATTTATAAAAAAATGAAAAATATTTATGTTGATAACTAATATTAAATAAAATAAGACACAAAATGGAAAATAACTCAAATCAAAAAGACTTCCATAAATTTTTGGAAAATAATTTGAATGAATCAAAAAACTACATAATTAATGAAAATAAAGAAATACCAAAAGGATTTATTCCACACGCTTTTATTCGTGATAAACTAAAAATGTGGTGTATTTCAAATGGATATTCATATGACCGATTACTTGGGGATGACCTATTTGACTAAATAAATATTTTGTTAATTATATCTTCAAATAATAAAAAGAATCAAGAAGTTTAAATTCTTTTAATGGTTTATAACTAATAGGCTTAACTGTCACTAATTTTATAACATCGTAGTTATTTTTTTTATTATAATATTTTCTAAATCCTTCAATATATTTTACAATTTTTACTTCCTCTACTTTTGTTACCTTAAATTCAATACCACGTGGTAATAATATTTCAAACTCATCATAACCTCTCTTATTCCAATTATTTAACTTTTGTATATTTTTATTATTTTTTATTATAAATGAAAATAAATCACTTAAAAATATAAATGGTATATTATCACTCTCTTTTATATCTATTTTTAATATAATACTTGTACCTTCATTATATAAACTTTTTGAAAAATTATATGCAATATTCATATTCATTGATGTACTCATAAAATTATTTTCAGTAAAAGTATTATTTTTAACAAAATTAATTTTATCTTCATTACTATAATGAATTTGACTTAAATATGATGATAATATTAAATTTACATCAATATTATTTTCAAGATTAACTATATGATTAATTAAATTATCTTTATTACTTCCATCATTATAATGTATTCCCCTATATAATGTAGTATCTGGTAATGTATTCATTTTTGTAAATATTTTATCTATATTATTTACTATTTTTGGATAAATTCTTCCATAATCTTTTTTTATTATTTTAAGTGACCTTCTTACATTTGAATTATTTAATTTGTCTTTTTCCACAAAAATATTGTATAAACTTTCATCAAAATCCATTAATTCTGGTAACTTATTTTTATTTAACATCCTATTTATTATATTTGAATTATTTTTGTAAAAAACAAGTGAATTTAATTGTATAATTTTTGCCTTTTTTGCTTTTTTAATATTATTTTCTAATATCTTTTTGTCAATTATTTTGAAATCACTGAAATATTTTTCAAAACTAAATTCCTTCATATACTTAATATTCAGATAAAATAAAAATTTGAAAAAAATTATATAAAAATAGTTTATACTATTACTTTAATAATGGAAGATTATAATAAAAAAACTGTAAAAGAATTAAAATCATTATGTAAATTACATAAAATTAAAAATTATAGTAAACTTAGAAAAAAAGAATTAGTTAATTTACTCATGAATAATTATAAACCAGTTAAACCATTCATTAAATGGGTTGGAGGAAAAACACAAATTATTAAAGATATTCAGGAAAAAATTCCGAATGAAATTAACAATTATCATGAAGTATTTCTTGGTGGTGGTAGTGTACTATTTCTAATTTTATCTATGAAAAAAGAAAATAAAATTAAAATAAATGGTTCTGTTAAAGCATATGATAAAAATACTGTATTAATAAATACATATAATCATATCAAAAATAATTGTGACCAACTAATTAAAGAAATTAATCATTTTAAACAAAAATATGACCAAATTAAAGAATTTAAAATTGGAAAAAAATATCAAAAAAATGAAGAATCAAAAGAAAATTACTATTATCTTATTCGTGATTTATATAATAATATTGAAGACAAAAATGATATTAAAAAATGTGCATTATTTATCGTATTAAATAAATTATGTTTTAGAGGTTTATACAGAGAAGGAAAGAATGGTTTTAATGTACCCTTTGGACATTATAAAGTAACCCCTGAAATTATAAATGAAGATAATTTACATAATATTAGTACATTGATTCAGGAAGTTGAATTTGTGGATTGTGATTATAAAGAAAATTTTATTAAATTTGATGATGATGATTTTGTATATTTTGACCCACCTTATGTACCAATTAATCCAAAATCATTTGTAAATTACAACGAAGGTGGTTTTAATCATCAAGAACATAAAAAATTATTTAATAAAATCAGAGAAATGAAAAATAATAAATTCCTTCTTAGTAATTCTGATTGTGATTTTGTTAATAAAGAATTTACTAAATATAATATTGATAAAATATTATGTAAAAGGAGAATTAATAGTAAAAATCCTGATTCAAAAGTTTACGAATTATTGATATCTAATTGATTATGTAATTAGTAAATTCTTGAATATAATTAATACTATTTGGAAAAAAGATTTTTATATTATGTAAATCTAAATATTCCTTTTCTAATTCATATTTATCTTGTAAAAACCAATCACTTAGTAAATAAATGTATTTTATTTTTATTTTTGGATACAATTTGGAATACATAAATAATTTACACGGACCTGTTTGGATTTTTTCATCAACTGAACCACTTACTTGCTGGAACTTTTTCTCAAGAATATATAATGTATTTTCTGATTTATTATATAAACTTTCATCAGGCTCCAAATTTTTTTTATATTTATTATCAAATTCTTTGTGAAAATAGTGTTTTAATCCTTTTTTCATAAATCTGTAAAATATTTTATTCTTGATTTTTAGTATATCATAATTGTCATTGATATTTTTTCCAAACTTTACATTCTTTACATGTACAATATTATCTCTGTATTGTATTAAATCTGTAATTCTTTCATAATTTAAACCATTTTTATTTGTGTTTGAACCACCTGCTCCTGTTCCACGATTTTTTACAACTCTTTTCTTAAATTTAAATTTTCTTTTTACAATTTTTTGTATTATTATTGCATTTTTCTCTAAAATTTTTCTTTTTTCAATCTTATATTGTAAATTTTTTCTTATGAATTTTTGTATTATTATTGCATTTTTCTCTAAATTCATTTTATATTTAATAGAATGAATTAATTTTTTTTTACTTAATTTACTTACTTTTTTTATATTATATGATTTACATATAACTTTTAATTCTTTAACTGTTTTTTTACTTAAGTCCATCTTTGATACAATATATTAGTAATATTTATATCATATAAATTACAAAATCATTTTTTAAAAATTTGATTTCTATTAAATTAAATATATTATAATAGTTAACATTTACAATAATGACTACAAAAGAATATATTATTAGCGCAAAACATAAAAAAGCTACCTATCAAACTGAAAAGTGGACAAATAAATTGGAAAGTGGTAAAAAAGTTATATTTTTAGTTACAACGTTCTTTCGATGGGGGAACTTTACAATAGAACTCACTGAAAAAGAAAAGGAAGATATATTGAAAAAGGAAGATATTGTACTTAATGACTACAATGTTAGTTGTGATGAAATATGGGATTCTTGTGATATTTATACTGAAATTCAAGATAAGGATAAATATACTAAAGAAGAATTAAATGAAATTCATGAATTATTGAATATTGACGGCAATGATGATGGGTATAGTAGTGATACTCAATATGATTTTGACCCTGAATTATTTGAAAATAATGATTGGGATCTTGATGATACTATTTATGGAATTAGTTGTGAATGTGATTTGGAACCAATATCATAATTCACTAAATTATAAAAATATGCACATATTATTAACGTTAAGTTTTAATTTTATTTTGGTGCAAAAATGATTTTTATAAAAAATGCATTTTTATTACTTTGGTGCAAAATTTTGTTTTTGCATATATTATTAACGTGAATATATTTTTAATTTTGGTGCAAATTACATTTTTATATTTTTTTACAAAAATGGCTAAAACAGGTGAAAAACCCGTTTTGACCAGTTGAGAAAAAATTTTGGCATTTTTGCATATATTATTAACGTAGGCTATTTTCTCTATAATTGGTGCAAAATCAATTTTCTTGACCTGTTGAGAAAAAAGTGCTCACCAGTTGAGAAAAAAATTCTTCAAAAATGCATATATTATTAGCGTGAACTATTTTCTCTATAATTGGTGCAAAATCAATTTTCTCGACCGGTTGAGAAAAAAGTGCACACCAGTTGAGAAAAAATTTTGGCATTTTTGTATATATTATTAACGTAGGCTATTTTCTCTATAAATGGTGCAAAATCAATTTTTTGACCGGTTGAGAAAAAAGTGCACACCAGTTGAGAAAAATTTTTTGCACATTTTTCATTTTCTATTAACGTAAAACAAATTTCGAGCTAGAACTGGTATCAC